TTCGATAAAACTACCAAACATTCTACCTACCAGTTCTTGTTGCTGAGCAAATAACTCGTATGTTAATAATCCGCCCATTCCAGAACCGGCTAACAAGTATGTATTTGTGTATGCAAGATTAAATGGTTCAAACAAACTACTTCCATCTCCGCCGCCGCTTCTACTGCCAACACTTCTTCTAAAACACTGTCTTACTTCTATTATTTCATGTGGCAATATATATTCGTTCGTATCGTTTATTAACTTTAAAGTTACATAACTTTCTTCAACACTGTTACCACTTTTTTGTCTAAACTTACCCAACGCTCTGTTTAATGCAGTTTCATAATGAATAGGGTCTAGTTCAACATCAACCATGCCGCCGCCCAGCATAGCGTGTATATAATCATAAACTTCTTGTTTGTAGGTTACTAAATTGCTGTCCATTGAGTATTCTCCACATGTATTTATAATAAATATAATATGCCACGCTTAAGCCTCTATAGACCCGAAAAAAGTAATGACTATGAATTTTTTGATAAAATTATCAATGAACAATTTTCTGTAGGCGGTACAGATCTATTTGTTCATAAGTATCTTGGTCCAAAAAATCCTACTTCAGAAAATGCAACTGCCGATCAACCGCAGTATGACGTAATAAAAGAAACAAATATACAAGATTTGCTACTTTTAGAAAACAGAGACAGAAAGTATGATAGCGACATTTATCGGATTAGAGGAATCTATCAGTTACAAGATTATGATTTTAATCTTTCTCAATTTGGTTTATTTTTATCTAATGATATTCTATTTGTAACAGTACACATTAATTCAAGTGTAAAAACTATTGGACGAAAACTAATGTCCGGAGATGTTATTGAACTGCCACATCTTAGAGACGAATATGCATTAAATGATTATTCTGTTGCTTTAAAAAGATATTACGTAATAGAAGAAGTTACTCGTGCAGCAGAAGGATTTAGCCAAACTTGGTATCCGCACCTTTATAGACTAAAATTAAAACAAATTACTGCTTCGCAGGAATATAAAGATATACTTGATTTACCTATAGAAGAAGGATCCGACACTACATTAGGTGACGTATTAAGCACGTTTGAAAAGGATATGCAAATTAACAATGCCGTGATTGCACAAGCTGAAGCGGATGCAGGGTTAAGCGGTTACGATACCAGTCATTTTTATACATTGCAAGTTGATCAAAACGGCCGCCCTGAACTTGTTACAACAGATTTAACATCATTAGATGCTTCGACCTTAAATGAAATGGCAGACAGAATAAACCAAACACCAGAACGTTCAGGATATAGTGGTTATTTATTAGGTGACGGGCTAGCACCCAATGGCGAGTCTTTTGGAAGCGGCATTACATTTCCATTAAGCGCAGTTAAAGGTGATTACTTTTTACGAACAGATTTTATGCCAAACAGACTTTTTAGATTTGATGGATCTCGTTGGGTCAAAGTTGAAGACAACGTTAGACATACTTTGTCAAACACAAATACAAGACAAACACAAAAGGGTACATTTATCAACAATACAAATACAAACACTATTTGTGACGACGAAATTGTTGAAAGACAAAGCCTCAGTAAAGCGTTAAGACCAAGGGCAGATAACTAATGTTGCATTTTTATGACGGTCAGATTAGAAGATATTTAACACAAATAATACGTTTAATGAGTAATTTTTCGTATAAAGATGCCGATGGCGATATTAAACAGGTTCCTGTACTATACGGTGATTTAACTCGTCAAGTTGCATCTATTATTAAAGATAATTCTGAAAATAAGTTGCCTAGTGTACCGCGAATGGCAGTATACATAACAGGACTCGAAATGGACAGAACTCGTACTAGCGATTCTTCATTTGTAAGTAAAGTTCACATAAGAGAAAGAGCAGTTGACGAATCGGGTCAAGAATATCTAAATACGCAAGGGCGTAATTATACTGTAGAACGTCTTATGCCAAGTCCTTATAATTTATCAGTTAACGTAGACATTTGGAGTAGCAATACAGATCAAAAATTACAAATTGTTGAGCAAATTTTAACACTTTTTCATCCTAGCTTAGAAATACAAACAACTGACAACTTTGTTGATTGGACCAGTTTAACTGTAGTTAATTTAGATAGAATAGAATTTAGTAATAGATCTATACCTGTAGGATTAGAAAGTGAAATAGATATAGCTACTCTTGCATTTACTACACCTATATATATTTCACCTCCTGCAAAAGTAAAACGTTTGGGCGTTATAACTAATATCATTACTAGCATCTTTACCGAAAGTCAAGGAAATATAGACTTAGGTATAAGTACACCGACTAACTTGTTAGATGCAAATAATTTTGAAATTGTTGAAGAAAGAGAATTAACAAACGTCGACGGGATTGCAGAAAGAATTGTAGACAACGGCCAGTTTCCAAACGATGGTACTGGAGAAATGGACATTCGAGTTACTAGAAAAATTAAACCTCGTCAACCGGGCTCAACATCTATGAATAGTACTTGGTTGTCATTAGGATTATATGTGATTGGTAATAAAGCTTATGTAATAGACAAGGGTACTATCGGATCTATGAATTGGGATTCACTGTTTGATGCGTATCCTGGATGTTACAAGCCCGGAATAAGTCAAATACGAATTTTAAAAGACGACGGTACTTATGTAGTAGGATATGTTACTGTAAATCCTCTTAAACCAAGCGAATTATTTGTTGACTGGGACAGTGACACATTACCTAGTAATACTGTATTACCCGGACCTGCAAGAAACCCAAACAGCTACACATCTATTGATTATATTATTGATCCGTTAAGATGGAACCCTACTACAAAACTCGTTGCTGGGTTGCGTGTTATGTTGTTAGGAAAAATTGGCAATGCAACCAACGAAGACGGGGCATATGGTTGGAAGGCAGCCGATTCACCTTTCGGAGATCTAGTTGCTGGCGAAAACGACATAATAGAGTACGACGGGTCTGAATGGTCTATTGTTTTTAATTCTAGTGAGTCTACCGATCCTATTTACATTACTAATCTAGCAACAGGTTCTCAGTACAAGTGGACAGGCGAATACTGGACTAAAAGTTACGAAGGCGAATTTTCACAAGGCGGCTGGATGTTGTTTCCAGAAGGCTAATTAATGTTATGAAGAAAATAGTATGTTCTGGTGCGTTATTTTATACCTTAAGCACAAATAGATTTTTGTTATTACACAGAACACAGTCTAAGCAAAATAATGTTTGGGGATTAGTAGGCGGCACTAACGAAGACTCCGAAACTCCGTGGGAAGGATTGCGTAGAGAAATTCAGGAAGAAATTGGTACGCTGCCTGAAATTAAAAAAACTATACCGTTAGAAACTTTTATTAGTAACGACGAACAATTTTTATTTCACACTTATTTGTGTGTTGTACAAGAAGAATTTATACCAACACTAAACGACGAGCACGACGGATATTGCTGGGTAAGTTTTGGAAAATGGCCAAAACCGTTGCATACTGGATTAGCAAATACTTTAAGAAATAAAACAAATCAACAAAAGCTTGAAACAGTTTTTAAGCTAATTGATTTAATTGGTTGAACTGATCTCTAAGCCACGATTCGTTGTTTATTTTTAAAAGATTGTTGGGCTCGCCTATATTTTCTAACCCAAAGTTTTTTCCGTGCTTAGATCCTATTATATAAAATTCTGCAAATGGCACATTTTTTATTTCTGTACAATTTAAGTTAATCTGATTTTTAATTTCAACATTTAATTTTCCATCGAAATGTAGATTGCTTGTTAACTTAGCTGTTTCTATAAATCCAGTGGCCCATGCAGAAAATGCATCTTTTATCAAATTACTTTGATCAAAATCAATGGGTGTACTTGCAACAATTGGCCATTCTTTTTTTTCTATATAAAATTTATAGTTTATTTCGTTTTCTGTTAAATTGTTATTTTTACTAAACAGAGCAATTCCGTTATATTGTGTACCATTTAAGAAAACATGTGTAGTATTATTATCAAAATTATTATTATACGGAAAGTACATATCAAATTTAAAAGAATTACTTACTTTAACATTGCTAGGAATTCCATAAAACATATTAGTTTTACTTTTTTCTTTAGCATTTAAATAATCTTGATAGGTGTCTATTTTAAATTGTTCGTATTTTTTAGGTAAACTAGCTACAATCGACCATTCTTTTTTTTGCAAATAATTTCTAGACAAAAATTCCTTTTCAGTTACAGGAGAATTTTTACTAAACAGTACAATACCGTCGGTATAATTTCCGTTTAAAAACGTATGGTTAACGGATCTATCATAGTAAGAAGTAAAAGAGAAGTCTTCAGTTACTTCTGCGTTATCAGGTATAAACCAAAAGCTGTCAGTTTTTGAATTCTGCAATGCATAGAGATATTCGTTGTAATTTTTAAAGTTAAACTTTTCAAACGGAATAGGGTTAGATGCAACTATGTTTACTTCTTTTTTTAATGCATAAAATCTATAATTTAATTCTTTAAGTGTTGGTTTACAAGTTTTTGGAAATAGTGCAATTCCGTCAAACTGTCCGTCTATTCCATTTTTAAAAACGTGTACAACATCTAAACTCCAATCATCTGGCTCGTAATTAAATTTAAAACGATCGGTTATAATTACATCGTCAGGAATTAACCAGAACAACTCAGTTTCAGATAGCTCTGCTGCTTCGTTATAAGACTTTACTGTTTGTGTTTGTGGAAATTTTTTTACTAATTTTTTATAACTTTCAGATTCTTTATTTCCTATAAAAAACATATCGTAGATATCTTTGCCACAATAGGTATCATGAATACCGCAGATATTATTATGTTTTATAGTAACCGTTGCATCGACTTTAGTCGGTACTAGTTTGACCATGTTCCAACTTTTAACATGCCACTTGGATTTATTTACATACGGAAATACATGAATTGCACCCGTCTCTTTAGGGTTGAGCCACAGAGGAAAAGTATTTAATAATTTTATTTTTTTATCGACCAACCAAACAAACTCGTGCATTGAATAGTCTTTTAGTATTGAATAATCAGAAGTATCGTTTACAAATAAAACCGGATGCCTTGTTAGTATTTGATTTTTTAAAACATCTTGGCCGTTGTAAATTTCTTTTGAAAATCTATTAAACTTTTCAACTGTGTTCATGTATTTCATCGAGTAAGTAAGCTTTCATTCCGTAATGTGCAACATGTTTACTTATTGAGCAGTCAACAAATATATCAAACCCAGTGTCGTTTGCTTGTTTGCAAAAATAAATATCTTCACCAGAAATATCTTGGGTATCTTCATTCCATACATGAAAAAACCACGGTTTTGGAATTTCTTTAAACACTTCTGCTTTTGTTAAAACGCATCCCATTCCTACAGCAAAAACTTTTTCTAACCCAGTGCTAGATATTGGCAAACGTTTAGAAAGATCTTTTTTATCAATAAATGCAACAGATTTTTGAGGTTTTATTCGTGTGCTATAAGTTGCTGCTACAATATCCGTGTTATGTTTATTTAATTCATAAAAAACATTGTCAGGAAAATGCATATCACTATCGAGCCAAATAATATGAGTTGCTTTGATAGATAATGCACTATCGACCAATTCATTTCTTTGTTGTGATACAACGCTGCCTAAGTTAAAGATAACTTCAAAATCTATATCGTCTTTGGTTAATTTTTTAGTTAAATTAACTAAACACTGTACAAAAGTTGTATGTACGGTGTCTCTTGCAGGAACACATATAGCTAATTTCATTATACAATAGATTTATGTATTGTATTAACTGACAAGTCTCTTTCTGCTTCAATTGTTATATCATTAAGATTTCTTGCTGATGTTGTTGCAATTTTAACAACTTCTTTAAAATCGTTTTCTGGTAATGATGACATCTCTAACATGGTTTCGGGTTGTACTTTGCCTAAAGTTAAAAGATCTGCTGCTGCTTTTTTGCCTAAAAATGTAATCCAGTGCATACGATCATCGGATTCAAATCGACTCATAACTGCTTCAACTGCTTCTCCGTTTAACACTTTTTCTTTTATTGTGTCTTTAATAGCATCGTCGATTGGTAATGAATAAAGTTTTAATAATTTTCTTGCCTTGCTGTGTTCATTAGCCAATAAAACGTGTTCGATTTCGTATTGTGTAATCATAATATATCCTTGTTATCTTCCGCCGAATGTAGAACTCATGGTTATGATATTACCAGTTGCAATTCCGATATATGTACCGAGTATCCCAAGAGATACAACGGTTGACGGGCCGCCAAAATAAACCGATATGTCGGCATATAATCTTATTGTACTACCGGTTGGAGGTAACGCCATTTAAAATTCCTACATCTAATCATTATTCTAACATAATATTTTATGATTGTCAAGTTTGATAGCCAACAAAGTTGGCTATCAAATTATTTCTTTGTTAATTCTAGTATCATTGCCTTTAATTCGTCTATTTGTGCTTGCTGTGCTTTTATTG